CCCCGTAGGTTCTTCCGCCATCACTTGTTGTTCTAACATCATTTGATTTTGTACTTGTTGTCCTTGGTCGATGACTTGGTTCTGTTGTTGTACTTGTTGTTCAACCATAGACATCATTTGGTCGGCTGTTGGTGTTTCCTTAGCACCGCTTACAATTTCAACAATCGCTTGTTGTATCATGTCAGGTGGTAAGTTGTATTGTAACCCTAATTGTGTGAGTTCCATCACCGCTTGAGCCTTGTTCATATCACTACGTTGAGTAAGGTTAATGTAACGGGCAACGATTTCCTCTTTCTCAGGTACATCCATCGCTTTAAGTAAGTCAAGAATAGTGACTGTCTTGATAGGTGTGTCATATTGATTTTCCATTTGCCAAATCTCAATGAGTTGTCGTTTTGTTTGTTCTTTAGAATAAGGTGTCTTAACGGATAAGTTAATACCGAACGTATAAGTTAATCCCTCTAAGTCCTCCTCCTCAGGCATTTGGATAGAGTTGAAATCGAATGAACCATCAGTCTTTTGTTCCCCTCTAGTATAAAGTGTTTCACCTGCATATACTTTAGTTAGGTATTCGATGATAATATGCGTTAAATCCTCAATGAATTTCTCAAGTTGAACCAATACCTTGTTTTCAATCATCTTAGCACGAGCAATCGCTTGTTCTGTACCACCACTTGTATTACCCGCTGAACCAATATCACCCTCAAATTGAGAGGTTACCCCTGCCATCTTAAGAATGGTTGCCTCATTTTCTTTCTTAATTGTCACAAGGTTATTATCAATCGCACTATCTACCATACGTCTAACGGCTTTATCAATATCCCCTGATGCTTTAAATGTTACCCCAGGCATCCCTGCGGTAGCAGCGACATCATTAGGGTCAATATTACTATCCTCACTCACAATAAATGATGGTGCGGAATAGGCTAAGGCTACGTTAGTGTAGGCACTCTCAATACTATTGATTGACTTTTGTAAGGCTAATAGTCTGTCCATTAGTCCCAAACCATAAGGTGATTTCAGACGTTTTTGCCATCTAAATTGTGCCATTGGAAAACGGGTGATAGGTAATAACTTTTCATTCACAATTTGATTTTCAATCAAGCAAACCATGTTGATACCATCATCGGTCTTTTCATAACACGTTGATTTAGTATAAACACCATCTTGGCTAGTTGTATAATCAATCCCTGCATAAATTTCACCACGGTCTTGTTGTGAGAATTGGTCGGATGTCTTTTCATCAAAGTTAGGGTATCTGCGTTTAGCCGCCTCTTTACTAATACGTTCTGTAACGAACACATACTCAGCATCTCTAAAGTCTAGTGCATTTGGGTCAATTAGGATAGAGGCAGGGTCAATAAAATAAGCCTCTAATTTTCCCTTAGTACGTCTATTCTTAGTCCCCGTGTAAGAACCATCGTCATAAACAACGTGGATATAAGCCTCACGTAGTACTGCCGCCCGTTCAATGCTCTCGTTAATCTTGTCATCCATATTCATCTCTAGCCATTTGTTTTCATACGCTTGGTTGAGTTTCTCAATAATGTCAACATCATTAGGAGATAATGGTTGTAATTTACCAATATAGTCATTGGCTTGTAATGAGGCAATACGTACGTCTATTGCATCACTTGCATAAGGGGTGTTAATGTCAATAACCCATGGTTTAGGGTCGGAATAAGCACTAAGTAAATATTGCTGTCCCTCATAGAACGCTTGTAGTTCGGTGTAATCATCAAAACGTTTATTATCAAACGCCTTAGCATCCCTAAACATCTTGAGATACTTTAATACTTTGTCATCGTTTTCCATAGATTACCTCCCCTCACTACGTTTCTTTAAATCTTCCTTACGTCTTTCCACCCATTGTTGATGTTCAGGTTTAACCCCACTAAATGCAACACGGCTCGTTTCACGTTTTTCCATCAAAATTTCGAGTGTTTCTACACGTTTTTGTAAATTTGCTAATTCTCTTGTTAGTTCTTCATTTGTCATATTAGTCCCTCCTTGACGCAGGTTTAAATCTACTAATTGCTTTATATCCACTAGTACTGTCCCCACCGCCACCACTAAATGGTGAATACGTACGTAATATTTGATTTTGTCTAACCATTTCATAAACTTGGTTAGGATTTTCAGGCATTTTGGCTATCATGTAACGTAAAGCATCTAACGCATGGTTGTGTTTGTCTAATGGTAAATCACCTTTACCACTTGTTCTATCCGCCCATACATAGTTCATCGCCTCTTTTTTAATAGGGTCACAGTTGTTAAAGATAAACAACTTTCCGCTTTCCAAGTAGTTACGGGTCTTTTCAATCCCATATAGAATGTCGTTGTTTGCAACCTCTAGGTCAATATCCGATAAAGCCTTAAAATATTGACGATAACTACGCCCATCATCATTACGTTTCTCAACCGATGGGTCGGCTTGGATTTTCTTGAATAATGTTAATCCTCTTGTCAGTTCACGCACTTGTTGTGCATGGTGGCTAACGGGTCGTTCAACCTCATAATACACGTCATAAACATAAATGTTACCATTTAGTGGGTTTATAGCCGCTTGGACGAACGCTGTTGGGTCACGATACCCTGGGTCATACCCGAAAATACGTTTCCAATCCTTGGGTATTTCAAACGGTTCAATGATATATTTACCGAAATCTTTGTAAACCGCACCCTCACGTACGTCTAAGGCACAGTCGATGTATTTGGCTATCCACCACGCAGGTTTCCCTGCACTTGCACGGCTAATATAGTCCGCATCAAGCATAATGTTGTCCCTTGTCGAGGATAAGAATGTATGATAGTGCTTATCTCTTGTACGTTCTAAGAAATTATCGTATTTTGACATATCAATACTCTTAGAGGCACTAATTTCACCACTTTTTAGTAAGAAATCCTCAACAATCCACCCACTCTCAGGGTTGGTTGAGAGAATACCTACGAAATTATAACCGACAACACGTCCATCTTTCCATATATAAGCCGCTTTGTTACGTAAACGGGTCTGTAATTGGTCGAAAATAGCATAATCTACGCCCGATGCTTCCTCAATATAGAACGCTGTCAGGTTAAGTGAGCGTAATTTGTTTTGGTCGTCACTTGCATAAAAGAGAAACTCAAATCCATTTTTCAACTTGATATAAATAGGTGACTTAGTTTCCTTAACCACGAACCAAGGGGGTAGGAATTTTCTTAACTCAGGCATGACTGCCTCGTTGACTTGTTGCAAAGTATTCGCAACTACTACCGCTCGACCGTTCTCGGTCATGTAGGCGTGTTTGGCTAACTCACCACAACTCATGGTAGTCTTGCCCGATGCGTAGCCTCCCACATTCAACTTATATTGGGCTTTACTTGTATGAAACGCTAATTGGTGTGGTAAGGGTTTATAGTCTAAAAGTGTAGCATTACAATAACTACACTTTCCATAATATACATCGGCATCAACCTCGATGGTGTGTAATGCACCACACACAGGGCAATCATATACTCGATTACCATTTTCTTTGGTTAATAGGGGTTTTACTATTTGCATCTAATCCCATCCTTTGACCTAGACAAGTAGGTCTGACATAGTAGGCACACCTACCTCTACATACACATGGACACGTGTCACTGTGGCAACAACATGACAATAATATGACTATTGTCTAATTTTTTGGTGTTTTCCGCAACGTGTGCCTTTACCTTAATCGCATCGGACGTTTTCATATCCTCATTAGCCAACTGTTTATTAGCAACTTGTTCTGCTCGTTCATTAACGAACCTTGTGATGAAATCTTTAACAGGTTGGTATGCTAAGAAATCCGCCCATGCAGCAGGTGTGTCTACTATGTCAGGGTATTTTTCATAGAGGTCAAAACTTGTGAGTTCTAGGTTGTCCTTGAAGTCTTTTCTATCTTCATAAATCCTCGCAAGGTTAGAATAGTACATCATCTTATTTGGGTCTTTCTTTAAACTCTCATCATCTCTAATGATGGCTTTTAAAGACTTGCTATAAGATTGCTCTTGTATGTTTTCTAAGGTTGCCTTGCTTTGTCCTGTTGGGGATTTGGTTTTACCTGCCATTCGTTTTCACCTCCATGATAAATGCCACTTATTCTTTACTCTTAGTTCTGATGTAAATATGTTCAACGATTACATTCAAGTAATCAACTTGGTTGATAGGTTCAACATATTCATAAATTGTGTTGTTATGCACATAAAACACGTGATTATAAACAAGTATGACAATCTCACAGTCATAGTGATTGAAATAAGTTATAATGTCATTAACGGTGTAATCCTCTAATGTTATCTTACGATAGTTGTGTTGTTTTAAAAAGCCATCCATGTAGGAAACGCTTAAACCACCATCCACCTCAACTAATGGTTTAAATATCTTATAGACCTCTTTGTAAGTTTTCCCCGTGGCATAGGCTAAGGCATCCGCCCAACAGTCATTTGTGTTTGGATGTGTTCTTGGTACAAAAGCAATCATAGGTTATTATCCTTTCTAGTTATGTTTACAAATCTAAACCTTTTACTACGTTGATGTTTAGTTATCTAAACTTGTCCTAATGTGATAAAACGCTCGAACATCCTCAATAGATATTTTTTCTAACGTTCTTGCAAGTGAATAAACATCACCCTCATAATTATCCCAAAATTCAAACATATCTATCTCGTAGGATTTCATTCACCTATTCCATCGCTAAGGTCTTTGATAATAACGTAAACAAAATCACCTTTTTGATAAATCCAAACATAAACATTTTCTTCTATGAGTGCAATTAAAAGGTCTTCTTTCTTAAACAACAATGTAAAT